AATATCTAATGTAGCTGCTGCAAGTTGACCACTAATAGTAATATTTCTACCACCAGTAATGTCTTTGTTTGAATCTGTTATAATAGCTTTACTTGCTATTACTGTTCCGTTTGTTATACCATCTATAAGGTTAATGTCTGTAGCACTTGCTGTAACACCATCAAGGATGTTTAGTTCTGCTGTTGTTGCAGTAACTCCATCCATAATATTTAGTTCTGCAGTCGTTGCTGTTACGCCATCTAATATATTTAATTCTGCTGCAGTAGATGTAACTCCGTCAAGGATATTAAGTTCGGCAGCAGTTGAAGTAACTGCAGTACCATTGATAGCAAGTGTATCTATTTCAGCAGTACCATCAATATAAAGGTTTCTCCATTGTTGAGAAGCACTTCCTAAGTCATAAGTGTCATCATCGTCTGGAATAATATGAGAGTCTACATCAGCTCCGAATACTACGTTATCAGTTGCAGCATCTCCCATAGTAATCGTACCACCATTGAAAGTTGTAGTACCTGTTACTGTTAAGTTTCCTCCAACTGTAGCATTACCACTTGTTGTAAGTGTTGTAAATGCTCCTGTAGAAGCTGAGTTAGCACCGATAGTAGCACCATCAATCGTGCCACCATTTATATCTGTTGTAGTTAGTACAGAACTTGCAAGTGTTACAACACCTGTAGAGTCTGCTATAGAACCTGCTGAAGTACCATCTTTAGCTTTTAAATTAGTTAGTTCAATATTTGTTGTGTCTACTGTAGTAGCATTGACACCTGTAATATTACCTGTTGTTGAAGTTAGTGTAGTAATTGTTGTAGCAGCAATAGTACCACCTTCAACTTTATCACCAGATATTTGGTCGTTTGCAAGTGTAAAAGTACCTGATGAAACGTCTAAAGTTTTACCAGAACCAACTGTAATGTCAGAGGTTGCAATGGTTGCTCCATCAATAGTACCACCATTAATGTCTGCTGTATCAGCTACAAGGCTGTCTATATTTGCAGTACCATCTATGTATAAGTTTCTCCACTCTTGTGAAGAGCTACCTAAATCGTATGTATCATCGTCATCAGGTATAATATGTGAATCTACGTCAGCACCAAAAACAACATTGTCAGTAGCTGCATCACCCATTGTGATTGTGCCACCATTAAATGTAGTTGTGCCTGTGACTGTTAAGTTACCACCGACTGCAACATTACCTGTGGTTGTAATGGCATCAATGTAACCATGTGACCAGTAATTAGAACTGTCACCTAATGTATGTGTACTATCAGCACTTGGAATAATATTAGAAGCTACGTCTGCTGTTATAGTAACTGTATCACTTGCAGCGTTACCAAGTGTTGTATTTCCGTTGACTGTTAAGTTTGCTGTAAGTGTTGTGTTACCTGTAACATCTAATGTACCACCTACTGTAGCGTTTCCAATAATACCTGCGTTAGCATCTACATCTAGGGTATCTATGTGGGCTGTACCATCTAAATATAAATCTTTAAATTCTAATGAGCTAGTACCTAAGTCTATATCGTTATCAGTAACAGGTATAATAGCTCCATCGGCTATATATAATTGTTGTACTGGATTGCTACTTACTTCTACATAAAACTCAATGTAGTTGTTTGATGTATCTATTAATACTTTGTTGTTTGGAGAAGTCTCTCCTGCATCACCAATTAAACCAATAACAGGACCTGAAGCTGCTGTTCCATCGTGTGCGTGACCTGTAGAGTTATGAAAAGCATTTACTAGCTGATTATACTCATCGTTAAAAAGTGCAGCAGTAATGGTATCCCCATCTACAAATGAACTTTGTCTTACATATCCTGCCATGTTATTTGTCTCCGTTTAAAATTTGTTTTCTTATTCTCACTATGATGTTTTATAAACTAATGTTACTGCATAAATTAAACCAGATGTTCCTACTGTTGGATTATGCCCATATGTACCATCTCCATTTTCAATAATATACGCAAACGTATTTCCGGGGTCTATATTGATACTCCAATAATTATCATTAGTTCCTGAAGAAAAAGTTAAACCACTATTAACTGCAGCAAGAGTTCCAGCAGCTCTTACAGTTCCACATGCAAAAGGATAACCTGAAATTAATAAATGACTACTATACGCTGTAGTTCGAGCTGTCCATTGTACTGTAGCTGTAGCAACAACCACATCACCTACTTTCGTATATCGACCAGCATTACTGCCACCCATAGTATAGTCTCCTGCAGTAAGCCCATCTAGAACTGGAGTCCATGAACCTTCTTCATAATCGTCTAAGGCATTGGCTGCTGCTGTGTCTCCATTAAAGGTGATACCACCACCCGATAGAACACGCATTTTTTCAGTTTTAGTAGCGTTACCACTCCAAGTGTTAAAAGAAATCGCAGCATCGTTAGTTCCTGCGTTAGTGCCATGAATATCAATCGCAGCCTTGAAGAAACCTCCCATTCCCATCGCTAAGACAGTTCCTGTGTTATTCGTTCCTCTACGGTCTGCATATAAAGGTTGATTGTATGTTCCAGTTTCATCCATAGAGAACATACCTGCACCTGTTGATTTAAGATTAATACCTGTAACACTTCCACCTATGTCAGCATTTGTTGTGCCTACGAGAACATCTCCATCCGATTTTATACGAAGTCTTTCTTCATTGTTTGTAGTAATTGTTACTGTATCTGCTGCTGTCTCTTCTATAAAACTATTACCACCACCATCAAGGTATAATCTTGAGGTAGCTGGAATTGTTATATGACTTCCTGAAGTTATAGTTCCTGCAAAAGTTGTGTTTTCACTAGAATCAATAGTTATGGCAGTAGCGTTGCCTCCATCGACAATACTAGGCGTACTAGATAATTCTATAGGGGTTTTCGTTAATGCCATAATCTATTTCTCCTTTTTAATTTAGCCCATGCTATTAGCTTCGTTAAAAGCTTTCGCAGCAGTCTTAACTGCATCTGTCCAAACTGCTGCACAAATTGCTTTAACTTCATCAGACTCTTTAGATACATCTGTATCTGTATGTGTCCATTTTCCGTCTTCATCTTTGCTTGATACTACACATTGTAGAGCTTTCCGATGGAAAGACCTTGTAAGCTCTTTACCATCTTCTTTAAGCACAGTTGCTTCACGAATTTGGATTGCTTTGTAGTCTCCTACAACTTCAATCTTATCTTCTACTATTTCTTTAGTTATTGCCATTTTTTTTCTCCGGTCTGTATCTAGAATCCACTAGATATAAGGTTTATAAATGTGAGTACTTTCGTACTCGGTTTACACTTTCGTGTTCTTTTAAAATTTGTTTTTGTTATTTCTATTATGCTGTATGATAAACACCTTGACACATCATATATTTTTGTCCTGTACTATAAGATACACCACTTGTCGAACTCATTAACACAGGGTAAAAATATGTGTTTCCATTTTCAATATATCCAACTGGGGCATCGCCTGAAAACATTGTTGTATGAGTAAAGGTTACATGACCATAATAACTACCAGCTTGAGCAAAAGGTAAACCAGTAACTTTTACAATTCCTGTACCAGCATTTGTTATATTTCTAACAGAAGTATATCCTACAAACCTTACAAGATTTCCTATTTTGGTGTAGTTAATAGTAAATGTATTTCCTTCATTTATAGTAGGAGCTGTTGTTGTAGCTGAAAGGGTAAGTGTTGCTGTACCTTCTTCATAGTCGTCTAAAACTTCTGAAGACATTGAACCAGAACTGTTAGCAGTAGCAGCAAAACTAATTCCTTTTCCATCTGCAAGTATTAAATTACCACCTATGGTTAAATCTTTATCTGTTCCACCTATATTAGCTAATTCAGTATAGGTAGAAGCATTATCATAATAACTAAATTTTAAACTTCCACCTTGTCCATATCCTATAGAATAAGCATGTCCTGAACTTGCATTTGCAAACGTAATACCTTGTTGAAAATTGGCTTGGTCTGAAGGAGTATATGCTATTTGAGCACCTTGTTTGACATATATTCCACCATCAGAACTATCCCCAAGAACGTGTAATTTTGTGCTTGGACTTGAAGTTCCTATTGCTACTCGGTCATTACCACCATCAACAAACAACATATTAGCGTTGTCATCTGATTCAACTCTAAAGTCTAGGTCAATCGAATCATTATTAAAAATTATTTCAGAAGCAGATGTCATCATCATTGAAGTTTGAGCACCATTTCTTATAGTATAAAGCTCAAATCTTCCATCTTCTGTACCATCAGAAGCATCTAATACTCTTCCTTGAAAACCAGCATATACAACATCTTGAGAATTATCATTTCTTCCTTCAAACTGTATTTCACCAATATAATCATTATCAGCAGGTGAGCTAGAGTTTCTGTACATGCGAAGGTTTGGACCACTATTTGCATCAGCATCAGTCGATGTAAGTGTTAAATTGTCAGAGTTATCTGCTACAGATATAGTTATACCAGAATCTAAATCTAGTAATCCCGGTGAAACTTTTGTTATTGCCATATGTTATCTCCTGCCTGAAGGTATATAGTCTACGTATAAACCATTAATTGTGTAAGGGGCTTTGGTATCCTCACTAATAAATGTAAAATTGTTACTGTGTCCACTACCTAATAGTGGTACTCTTATAAGTGGATTCTCACCACCACCAAAGGTGTTTAAGTTAAATACAGCATCACCAAATTTAGATGGTGGATTAATAACTCCTAAATCAAATAGTGTAGGAGGTTGTGCTGTATTTGTATCACCATAATTAAATCTAACTTGTACATCAGGCTCTACTTGTCCTTCTGTACCACAAGATACTTTTAGGTAATGTAAAGTTTTTAAAGTTCCTAAGTCACCATAATCGTAATCAGGTGTTTCGTATCTTGCTAGAATTGTACCACCATCAAAACTATATCCTGAGTCATGTGTATGTACAAAACCATCTGTATCTCCATGATAATATCTTTCAATTGTATTATTATCAAATCCTGAGTTACAAGCTGTTACTTCGATTCCTCGTGTTTCTGACCATTGGAATCCGTCTGGTCTTAATGTTCCTACAATACCACGTTGAACATTATTTGAAAAACTTGTGTTTGTATAGAATAATCTATATTGTGATTTTTCTCTTATAACTAAACTATTAATTATAAAAGTGTCAATGGCTGTTGCAATGTCTGTAACTAAAGGTTGTATAGCTTTACTTACAGTTCCTAATTCAACGTCACCAATTCTTGCTGTACCAGCTACTGTTCTTAATCCATCTGGTGCTAAGAATATTAAGTCACCACCAATCTCTTGAATACTATAACCACTTAAGCATCCTACGTTTTCAGCTACCGGTACAATAGCTATAGTTTGGTCATCATTTATATTTATTAATTTATGAATACTATTCTTACAAAATATAAATAGTTCATCACGGAAACTTTTAATGCCTACAATTTGATCAGATATTGTTATAGCACCTGAACCAGTACCACTAAAGTCTGTAGGGTTATTATACACACTATAATAGACTGTGTCAAGGTTATCTTCAACTCCAGAAGCAATTAAGTGGTGATCATGTATTGTAATATACTTAACACCTTTTGTTCCTGTTACTGTAATTTCTTCTGTAAAAAAAGTTCTAGTACTTAATGCCCCAGTTCCTTCCATTCTAAAACTGTAAGGTTTGTTAGCTCCATCAGATATAACAACTCGACCATAATCAAAAGTAGCACCTTCAAAAATAACAAAACTTGCTTGTCCTTGATTTGTTCGTGTAAGAGTGCTTCTACCTGTAAAAGTTGCGTAGTTATCACCACTTCCAGATACAGAACTTCTACCTATATTTAACCATGTTTCTCCATCGTTACTAAAATATATAGCAGTACCGGCACAGCAAATAACACCATCAGCGTATGGAAATACACCTAGTATATTTGTTGACGAACCAGTAGGTTTAGAAGCTGTTGCATCACCGACTTTGTATTTAGTATATCCATTAATTCTTCGATAACCACCTTCAATAGATACCTCAAAGTTTTTTAAATCTCTAGCAGAACCCGGAGTTTTAAGTAAGTCTATTGAGTTGGAAGACTTAATTAAACCACCAGCACACGCAACAGTATATGGTTGCGACTGTGCCACTAGAAGTATCTCCTATCGTCTGTCATATATTTTGGTTGTGGATTCATTAAATTAGATTTCATTTGACGTAACTCTCTTCTGTATTCATCTAAAGCAAATGAAGCTTGTTGAGCACTTTCTTTAAACTGCCATACATAGTATCGTACTCTAGCAGTAATTACGTTTACGTATTGTTCTGGAAACACAACTGTATCTCCATGTGCACTTAACTTTGTGGGTTTGTCAAATGCATAAAAATGTATGTTATAAACTTTGTCAGGTATTGGACTTAATCCAAACTTACGACTGTCTGGAGATTTTATAACAAATTGAGGTTCTCCATAATTCTGTGAGTTAGCATCATCTTCGTTTTCGCTATCTCTGTAATATCGTTTCCAATCAGCTAATGTCATAAACTTTAAGCCTTTAGAAACATAAGGTGCTGATTCTCCACTTACGTTAATTGTAGTAACATAAAAGTCATCCCAATCAACTGAAGCATAGTCAGTAGTTATACTAGAACTATCAGCTTTTAAAGTATACCATCTTTGACCAGCTACTGTTGCTACTGTTACGTTTCCATAAAAAGGATCAGTAGCTCCACTTAAACCTGTAGAAAAAAATGGCAACTGTGGTTCAGCATTTGCTATATCAAAAATTGATTTATTGACTGCATCTTTTACAAACTGTTGTAAACCTACAGCATTGGCAAAGTTTGCAGAAGTCAAAGGAATCTCATTCAGTTCTCTTAATACTTCGTTAGTTATATCTAAATATGTCGTTGCCATTTATATTCCTCTAGCAGGGTTTAGCTTTTGGCATTACTTCGCCACCATGTCCATAAGGCATTCTCATGGATTTTTTAGCACCACCACCACCATATTTTTTCATTCGTGCTTTTTTAGCTGCTTTTTTACCAGCTTCTGTATATGGATATTTTTTTCCGTCTACCATCGGCATGTTTTATCTCCTTTAAAAGTGGAGGAGTCCGAAGACTCCCCCGAGTTTAAAATTAGTCAATCAAATAGAATGCACTAACTAGAGCTTCAGTTCTTAGGACTTTAGAGCCATAAACATGAAGACCTCTCACAATATCACCAAAAGATGATGGGTCTCTCAACACTTCTGTTGAAAGAATTGTGTTAGCAGTTGCAGTAGATGACATGTGACCAGCTAAAACTTTACCACTTGCATTAGATGTTGCAGCGATATTGTTTGACTTGTACATATCAAATCCACGTAATTTACCACTTGATACTAATCCGTTTCTGATTGAACCTTGACCTGCGTTAAAGTCAACAGATAGAAGTTTAGAACCAGACTGTGCTAACTCTTCATAGAATGAAGGTGGAGCAACAAACCATCTACCTTCTTCAGGTACATTTTGGTCGTCTAGTAATCTAGCCATTCTAGCCATTAGATCAATAGCATCTACACCAGTTCCGTCAGAACCTAATAGGTCGACAGAATTAGTTGCGTGTGTCATTGTTGCATCAGCAGTTGAGCTGTCTGAACCAATAATATGGTCAGGTGAGCTTGATGAGCAACCAGAGAACATAGCAGCTATAACAGCAGCATCATATGAATCTCTTAGAGCATACGCAGCAGAGCTAGAAGCAACTTCTTTAAAGTTGACATGTGACATGTTGCTTTCAATATCATCTACGATGAATTTAAAAGCTTTAGCACTATCAACAACAAGAGTTAATTCTTGGTCTGTTAGCTTTGTTGCAGTTGTGTCGCTACCTCTTGTGTAATCAGACACAGAGATAACAGGTTCTTTGATAATCTTTACAGAGTCTCCGAAAGCAGAAATTTCACCAGCATAGTCGGTGTTTGTAATAGCTTCTACAACCGAGGCTTTTCTAAAGAAGTTTAAAACCTTTTTAGAGTAAACCGAAGGTAAAAAGAAACTATTAGTCTGTCCACTTACGGAGTTAGCAAAGTTAGCATCAGTATCAGTACTCGGTTCAAAAAATTGAGCCATGATACTTTCTCCTTTTTAAGTTTAAGTTTAGTTTATTTTATGATCCTGCCATCTTGCATTGCTTCTGATATCTCTTGTTCGTATCTATCAAATTCAGCCATGCTCATAGCAGCAATCTCCCTTTCTGACCAAACTTTCTCCTGCTTTGGTTCAACTGTTGTTGTTTTAGTTGATACCATATCTGCAGCAGACTTGGTCGGTTTAGAAGATGACCTTGTCTCTTTAGGAACTTCCATACCTATATCACGTTTAAATAAATCTAAAGCACGAGAAGCTAAATCAGCATCGTCAGCATTTGAATATATCCATTGCTGGATAGAATCAGGCTGCTCTTTTGCCCATCCATGAAAATCATCGCTGTTTCTGATATCTTCAAAGTCAGGATGTTTTTCCATCAACCTTTTTTCTGCTTCTTGTTGTATCAATTGTTGTTCTCTTTCTTGGAGTTTACTAAGGCGTTCTTCTAGAACTTTTGCTTTAGATTCGCTTTGCAGATGAGCAACTGTTTCTACAACTTCATAAACATCAGGATACTCTTTCTTAAATAGTTCTAATTCTTCCTCGGACTTGGGAGCTACATAGTCTGGTCTGTTTTTAGCAGCTTCGTCTATTAACTCTTGCTCTCGAGATTTAAACTCATTAAGCTTTGAATCATAATGTCTTTTTAAATCATCATATCGTTTTTTGTAGTCTGGTTTCTTATAAGGAGTATCCTTTTTAGTTTCCAGTTCTTCTGTATTTACACTTCCTTCAGCTTCAATATCAGTAACATCGTTGCTGTTAAAAAGTTTATTTTTTTCAGAAGGCTCTTCAAAAAACAGACTTTCTGATGATGTAAAAGGTTTATCTTCTTTTACGTGCCAATCTTTTTTTTGGTTATAAGGGTTTGGCGTTTCCTCTTTTTGGACTTGTTCAGTCATTTTCTTTTCTCCTACTCGGGGCTTCGTTCACAAGGTAGCCATATGTGCACTATGGGGCTTGTCTTATAAAGGTAGCCTTTTGGTTTTATGTTTGATAGAGTGCCTGATATCTCAGGGTAGCTCTATCGCTATTTAGCTACGGACATACCTAGATTGTGTAGCAGGGTCCATCATTCGTTTCTTAATTTCAGCACCTACATCAATATCCTCTTCAGGAACGATTGGTACTTGACCTGTAATAGGTCTATAAGAACGACCAATTTCTTCTTCTCCAGTATCTAATGGCATACCACCTGTAGCCATGCCTTGTCTTTGATCTGCGTTAGCTTCGGCTTCTTTCATTATAGCTTCTAAATTATCAGCTCCGATTTCTTCCACAGCCTTTGCAGTAAAGACAAACTCTCCATCCGACAACCTAGCAGGTATCGAATCAGAGACTCCTGTGCCCGGTCCATCAACAGGACCTTCTCCAGAAAATTCTGAGGCAACTTCAACAACCTTATCAAATATAATACTAAGCTTGTCGTTGCCTTCTAATTCTTTTGTTAAAAATTCTTTTTCATCACTATCTAGAGCTTCATTCATAATAAAGTCTACATAGTCTTCTTCCATTTGTTCATCTGGAATCATTTCAGACTCAGCCATCATTGCTTCATATTCTTCATGAGTCTTTCCGGGATGTACTGTACCATCAGGCATAGTGTGTGTTGGTGTTCCTTGATTAACAACTTGCATAAATGCTTGTAAAAATTCAGGCCCTACTTTTTTTAAATCTTTTTGCATAGAATCATGTTCCATAAGATTTTCACCACCATGTGATAAAGAGCCTCCATGCTTTTTAAGAGTATTTTCATACATTGCTGTTTTATAAAAATCTGGATTAACTGTACCTGGTGCATAAGATGTACCATACCCATCTTTATCTATACCTAATGTTGTTCCTGTTGGTATCCCAGTTTCTTTTTCTGTTTGACCATAATAATCAAAAAGCATTTTTGCTTGATCAGGATTATCTTTCATTCTTTGACCAAACTCTTGTAAATCTACTGCATCATGTTTTCTAATGTTTCTTCTATTGTCTCTTTTATTATCAGAAGCATACATTTTATACCTTCCTGTTTCTTCATCAAATGCTATACTAGAGTTGTCTGTAAACCTTTGAAGTACATCATCTTTACT